TTCCGTGTCGGCTTACTTGCGTCCCTAATGGGATGAACGTAAAGGTATGTTAGCATACCATAACTATGTAGTCAAGTGGAATGGTATAACTTGATACATTTTACAACGGATTACCGTTCTTATCAAGTAATCCTAGCTTTTTTATTTGTGACAAATTAGATTTTTTACTTTTTTTTATTTTTTTATACTCTTTAATTAATCGATCAACTACATCATTTGATATATTTACTTTAAGTTCCTCTTCATTCTCTACAAATCCCAAACCTTTTGTTTTTTCTTTACTGTCAACATAATCATTAATCACACCTTGAATTTCATCACGGATGATTTCATTGATTTGATTTCTGATTTCTTCACTCATCTTCTTTTTTTCTTTTTGACTGGTGTTTTATATCCATATCTGTTTGGAGATATAGTTCCATATCCATGTGTGATTGTTTTTAATCCCTTTCCATATTTGTCATAATATAAATCAAAAACATTTGCCATCTTACATGATCTTGTAACATCAAGACAATCATTTCCTTCATAAGAATACGCAACATTATACGCATCAGTAGGAAATTTTGGATCTTTTGCTTTATCTTCTGTCGTTCTTTCTAATATGATTTCACAAGAATAATCCTCTGGTTTCAAATCTGTTTTGTTCATGTTCCTCTGTTTACTCCCCATACTATATCAGGATAAGCCTCTTCGACGAGTGCTTTTGTCAATTTATATTTGTCAGTTAGATTTTTATCTTTAACTAAACAAATTATTTTTGCTTCTTCTGGATGCAAACCCTCTAACAATTGTATAAACATTGTTTCTCTACGAAGACTTGTAAGAGTATCATTACCACCTTTTATAAAGTGGTAAAGTGTTTTCCATTCTCTGCGTAAAGAGGTGTGATCAGTTCCAACAGGAACTTCATTTTCTCTATAAGGAACATCACCTTCGGGCACAGCTGACTGAACTCTATCATCAAAGTTCCATATCAATATTGCAGTTAAAGAATCATCTCTGTGTTCCTGCAGTGCTGCAATTTTTTTTGCCTTTGTTCTCTGTTTATCAACATAATCTAATATCTCATGGATAAAAGGATTAGGTGGAAGTTGAACTGCTTTAGTCCTCTTCGTCTTCTTCGTTGTTGTCGTCATTAGTGTTTTCAAATCGAACTGCTAAAATTTCATCTGGAACAATGTTTCCGTTTTGATCAAACATCTCTGGATGAGTGAATATTGTTTGAGGTGTTGTTTCATATGTATATTGTCTTGCTACCCATCCTATCACACCACCTACTAATAATGCAAGGAAACTCATTACCGTCATAAGTGTCAAAGAAACTATTAATGTATCTGACATAGCATCCTCCAGATGTTATTTTTTTGTTATGTTTAAAGTAAAAGTTATTTCTCTACGAAAGATATTTAACTTCAGTTGAAAGGTTGGTTTGGGTTTGACGTTCCTCCTATTACGTAGTAATAATTCAACACCCCGATTAATTTCGGGTTTGTTTTTATTTAGAAGTCTTTTTTTTCCTTCCGGGTTTTCGGTCATTACTATACCTCCAAGCGTCTTCAAGAATTCCATACAAATATGCTTTAATTTTTCTTGCTTTTGGTTTACCTAGAAATCCATATGCTTCACGAAGTGTTTCGTGATCACGATCTCTTCCACCTTTGATGTATCCCTCTAATTCGAGAACGACATCACCTAATTCTTTTGCGGTGCTACTTTGAATAAAAGCATCAACCTCTACTTTTTTTGTTTTACGATATTTTAAAAAGTCATAGAATTTTAAAGTCATTGTGCCAGTGAAGGCCAGTTCCATCGCATGTTCAACCATGGAGTATACCGAATCAAAATCATCTGTCATTAAATCAACTTTTGTTCTTGTAACCATTTTAAGGTCTCCTTACATCCTCCGATATGCCGACCTTGTATTTGAACTTGAGGGAATGTTGCTCCCTCACCAAACTCACCATAGAAACTTTTTTTATTAAAGTCAATATCATATTTGTATTCAATATAATCAATATTGATACTATGAAATAATTGTCTAACTCTATCACACCACTGGCAATCATTTTTTGACCAGAGCACTGCGTTCATCATCGTGTTCATTTAACTAAATTCCTTAAGTGTTTTTTGGTAATCAATATCAAAAAGTTCTAATCCCTTATCTGTCAGGATATGATTATACATTCCTTCAAATATTTTAGGTGGCATTGTGCATATGTCAGCACCTTGAGCGAATGAGTGTTCAACATCACCCACTGATCTAATAGAGGCAGATAGTATTTCTGGAACTCTATATGGTTGTTCAGAATATCCTCCATTAATTGGTATTGTTTTAGGAATGACTTCAGCAATTCTTTTAATTAAATTACATCCACCAAATCTTTGATCATCAACTCTGCCGACAAATGGTGAGAGATAAGTCGCTCCCGCTTTCGCGGACAGAATCGCCTGTGAGACGCTGAATATCAAAGTGACATTAACACGCACACCTTGCTTTGATAACTGTCTGCAGACCACCAGACCCTCTCTGGTGCAAGGAACTTTGATAGTTGCTATATCATTAAATTTATTTACAAGACGATAAGCGTCTTTAAGCATCTCATCCTCTGTTCCTACAACTTCCATGCTTATGTCACGAAGACCAAGCGATACAAGTTCTTCATACACATCATCAGGTTTCCTGTGACTCTTCATTATAAGAGTGGGATTTGTTGTTATCCCATCAATTAATCCAGTCTTGAAATGATTACTAATGGTTTCGACATCAGCAGTATCAAGAAAAATTTTCATAAGTAATAATCTCTCGAATTTATATAGCGAATGATGTTTCTCAGTCTAACGCATCAAGTTGAGAATGTCTAGGCCTATGTTGTTTAATTCCAACATGATTTCCATCATTTGGTAGTTTTCCTGTCATTAAATAATCAACAGTGTCTATGCAACCTTGAAGATAAGATATTCTCTCCTTATCTTCCGAATCTATCTGCTTCATTCTCTTAGTAAACCTTTCCATGAGTTGCTGTAAATTTTCTGTAGGTTTTCTAAGTAAATCGGGATTGTAATCTTGTGGAGAGAAATCTCTGATTTTAGTTTGTTTCATTTTTTTCATAAGGTTTTTTTTGAGTTTGTTTCGGCGATTATTCTCACAAACTCTTTTGACCGTGCACTCTTTACATTCATATGAGTATGATGATGCTAATCTGACGTTCTTTCGAGTTCGGTAATAACCATCTATAAGATTTTTTTCCTCGCCACAAACTCTACACTTTCTCTCTTGTAAAAGCAAGTGAGCTAATCTTAGTTGTTCGTCCAGATCCATGTGTTATAGCAATAAAAAAGACCCTAGTAGGGTCTTATTATATCATATGTATATGATTTTACAATGCATTTCCTCTTGGTAATACCTCTTCTGGGAACACAAAGTTTTCATGTGGTTGGTCAACTGATGACATCCATGCTCTCATACCTTCGTTAAGAAGAATGTTCTTCGTATAGAAAGTCTCGAACTCTGGGTCTTCTGCTGCTCTTATCTCCTGAGATACAAAGTCGTATGCTCTTAAATTAAGTGCAAGACCAACGATACCGATTGATGATGTCCACATTCCCATTACAGGAACGAACAACATAAGGAAGTGTAGAAATCTTTTGTTTGAGAAAGCAATACCAAATATCTGTGACCAGAATCTGTTCGCTGTAATCATTGAATAAGTTTCTTCATCCTGTGTTGGATCAAATCCTCTAAACGTTGTGCTTAGTGATTCTCCTTCACTATAAATTGAACTGTCTTCATACAATGTATTCTGAACAGTTGCACCGTGAATCGCACATAGAAGTGCTCCTCCTAATATACCTGCTACACCCATCATATGAAATGGATTAAGAGTTATATTGTGAAATCCTTGAATGAATAGGATGTAACGGAAGATTGCTGCTACACCAAAAGATGGTGCAAAGAACCAACTGTGTTGTCCTAAAGGATAGATTAAAAAGACGCTTGTAAAAACTGCGATCACTGCTGAGAAAGCGAGTGCGTTATAAGGACGAATCCCTACAAGTCCTGCAATCTCAAATTGACGTAACATGAATCCTATGAGACCAAATACACCATGTAATGCTACGAAGTTCCAAAGTCCACCAAGTTGAAACCAACGAACTAAAGAACCCTGTGCTTCAGGCCCCCAAAGAAATAATAGACTGTGACCCATAGCATCTCCGGGTGTGGATACTGCTGCGGTCAGAAAGTTTGCTCCTTCAAGATATGAAGATGCAATACCATGTGTATACCAACTTGTAACAAATGTGGTTCCTGTGAACCAACCACCAATTGATAAGAAAGCACATGGTAAAAGAATAAGACCAGACCATCCGATGAATACGAATCGGTCTCTCTTTAACCAGTCATCAAGAACATCAAACCAACCTCTTGTTGGTCTTTGTAAGGTAGATGCTACCATAATTCTCCTATAGAAAAGGGGTCGTAAAGACCCCTACCGTTTAATATGGTTAAGTTATTAACCGATTGTAGGTGCTGTTAAAGCAACTGTTGAAGACTCAGCACATGCTAGGTCTAATGGGAAGTTGTGTGCATTTCTCTCATGCATAACTTCCATACCAAGGTTTGCTCTGTTAAGAACGTCTCCCCAAGTTGGAACAATCTTACCGT